GGGTCAGCGGCTGGTGGTCCAGCAGCGCGGTCACCCGGGCGCCGATCCGCAGCGCCTGCGTGTAGCCCTGGTAGCGGGACCAGACGTGCAGGGTGACGACCGTCTGACGGCCGAAGCCGCCGTGCCGATTGTCGGGCGTCTCGGTCGCCTCTCCGATCACGATGTACGGATAGGTGACGTCTTCCGGCACGTAGTCGTAGACGCCGGTGACCATGCCGTCGAGCGTGGCGTCGTCCCTCAGCCGGGCGTAGACGGCGGACTGCACCGGCAGCATCGGGGCAGGGGCTGTCACTGCACGATCCTCCCGATCTCCCGTTTGATCCGGTCGGGCAGGTGCTGCTTTTCCTCTTCCAGGGCGGGGCCCAGGGAGGGGTTCGCGGGCATCTTGCTGGTGCCGAACTCCTGCCAGACGGCGTACCGGTCGTCCCGGTCCCACCAGCCGATCTCAGCGCGGACCCGGTTGTTCTCGTACCGGGCTTTCACCGAGCCGTGCAGGTTCCGGGTGTCGATCTTCACGCGGCCTTTGACGCCGTCGATGACCGCGCCGCCGGACTCCTTCAGCGCGCGGAAGCAGGCGGCCTTGACCTCGGTCGGCAGTTCCTCCAGGCGCTGCCTCAGTTCGGGCAGGCCCTCGATCGTGACGGTGATGCCGCTGCCTCGCGCGCCCGCACGCGGGTGCCTGCGCCCGCCACCGCGGCGTCGTCGTCGTGCCACAGGGGCCTCCCCTCAGCGCCGCTTGGACAGCAGCTTGCGGATGGCCGCCAGCTCGGCAGCCGCCGCGAGCTGCGCCCACACCAGCCGTTCGTCGGTGGGCAGCTTCGGATCCTCGGCGCGCTGCTTGCACTCGTGCGCCTCAGCGCCGATGTACGGCTTGTCCACGGTCAGCCTCCAGGCTGGGACTGGGTGAGCTCCACAAACGCCTTCGAGTAGACGGGCGTGGAGGGCTGCACGACCGAGAGCACGCGGAACTTTTGCGCGTTGCCCAGCGCGTCCGTGCCGCGCAGCTCGTCTCCGCGGCGGACGTTCGCCCGCGGTTGCAGGTAGATGTTGTGGGAGTGGTTGGAGCTGGACTGCTGCGCCATCAGGCGTTCCGTCGGGGACGGCTGGTCGACCTTCGCGCGCACCGTGGTCACCTGCGCCAGCATCGTCTCCTGGCCGCCCGCGCCGTCGTCCACGGTCGTCTCCCGCCACACCGTCAGGGACCGGTTCAGCGTCCGGCCGATGCCCCTCACCGGGACCTCAGCGCGGTGACGCTGGACCCGAAGCGGGCCGCGAGCCGGTCCCGCCAGAACTGGGTGAGCTCCATCTCGCTGATCCGGCCGTCGGATCCGTAGGTGACTGCCCAGTCTCCGAGCCGCTCGGAGGTGACTTCCTTGCCCGCGGCCAGGCCCTCGCCTGCGTCCTCGGACCGGTAGGCAACCAGCGCGGCCGCCGTCATCCGGCACACCAGGTCCACGATGTCCTCGGGGACGTCGACCAGGCCGTGAGTCTGGGTGACTTCCACCTCGGACGGTTCGCAGCCGGACCAGCCGGCCGCCCGCCACAGGCGTTCTGAGCGAAGCCGCCAGTCGGTGACCGGGCGCCCGTCGATGGAGACGGACGCCACAGACACGATTGGCGGACTGGGCAGCGTCAGCCACTGCCCGGTCGGGCCTTCCAGGGTGAGGGTCGACGTGGTGCGGGAGATGGCCGAACCGGCCGCCTCCCGCACCGCCGCCGATGCGACACCCAGGTAGACGCCCACGACCGTCGCCTCCGACGGGTCGATGGTCAGGCCGCGGGCTTCGAGATCGGCCGTCGTTGCGAGCGGTGCCAGTGCCACGGCAGCCCCCTCTCAGTCAGCTGACCATGTCGATCAGGTCAGCCTTGGTGTAGTTCGCCGCGTCCTCGCGGGACATGTGCTGCGTGCGAGCCACGTAGACGACCCACTCGGCCTTCGGCGCGTTGACCGCCGGCCGCTCCGGGTCGTCCGCGGCCGCAGGGGCCGAAGTCTTCTCCGGCTCCGGGGCGGCCTTCGGCTCCGTCGTGGTGACGGGCTTGGGCTTCGCCTCCTGCTTCGGCTTCGGGTCGGTGCCCGGCCAGCTCCACTCGCCCCGCGCGAGGCGGGCCTCGATGAGCTCCCGGGTGAACGGCTGTCCGACGGTCACCAGGAAGATGGCGCCGCCCGAGCCACGGAGACGGACCTGCTCGCCGTCCTTCAGCTCGCGGCCCATCAGATGATCACGTCCGCCGCGGCCAGACCGGTGGGACGGACGACCTTGGATCCGTACAGGTGGAGGCCCTTCACGATGTCCGCGAAGCCCTTCTCCTTGCGGGTCGCCTCGGTCTTGTTGATCTGCTCGGCGTAGGTGACCGCGCCGCCGTACCCGGCGATGATCAGCTTGCCCGCGCCCGCGCCGGGGCCGTCGGGGGCGTTGTTGGACTTGCGGATGGACAGGCCGGCGGCCTCGCCGACGATGCCGTTGACGCGGGTCATCGCCGCCTGGGCGTCGCCCGTGCCGACGAACCGCTGGTCCTTCTTCAGCAGGCCGTAGAAGGCGGGCGTGACGACCGCCCAGCGGCCATCGTCGGGGACGTCGGACTCGTCCAGCAGCGTGCCGAGGTCGACCAGCAGGTCGTAGGCCTCAGCGGCTGCGGTCAGGGTCGCCTCCGCGACGAGGTTGCCCGCGTCGACACCCGCAGCCATCAGGCCGGCCACGTACTTGTCGGCGGTGTCCCGCAGCTTGTACGCGGCGCGGCGGGCCTGCTCGGTGAGGACGGCGCCCCCGTTGCGGGCCTGGCGCTTCTCCACGTCGTCGACCTCGAAGGCGAAGTACTTGGCCTGGTCGATGAGGAGGGTGGAGTCGACGTCGTCGACGTCCTCGATGGTGATGTCGGTGTGCGGGGTGTAGGTGCCGATCGTCGGGTCGGCCAGCGAGGTGATGTGGACGGTGTCGCCGTAGTTGGCGATGTCGCCCTCGTAGTCGCGGTTGACGACGCCTGCGGCGGCGTACACGTGCGACGTCTCGAGCGCGACCAGGAGGTTGGCGTTCCAGACTTCCGGCTTGAAGGCACTGATGGCCATGAGAGTTCTCCTTGAAGGGGGTTACCGGGACTGGCCGAGGTAGTCGTCGAGGCGGCCCTCGTTCTGGGCCTTGACGATCTCGGCATGCTTGCCCGCCGCCGACAGACGCTTGACGTCCGCCTCGGTGAGCTGAGAGGGCCGGGCATTCCCCTTGCGGGCGCCGGAATCTGCGGTCCCTTGGAACCGCGGCTTGGTGCTGCCGCCTTGCGCGGCCAGGTAGGGCTTGGACTTGAGCAGGTCGTCGATCGCGTCGGCGACCTCGTCGGCATCGACGTTGCCGTCGTCGTCGACCTCGAACTGGGACATGTCCAGGAACCGGTGGGCGTCGCCGGGGTCGGCGAGCTTGCCAGCGGCGGCGGCCTTCACCTCCGCCTTCACCAGGCGTTCGTTGACGCGAGCCAGCGCCGTCGCTTCGGCCTGCCGGACCAGGGCGCCCTGGTCCGGCTGGTCGCCGTCGGCCGGCTTGTCGCGTTCGGCGAGCTGGGCCTCGAGGGCGCGGCGCTTCTCGCGCTCCGCCTTGAGCTTGCCCTTCATGGTGTCCAGGGCCTTCTTGCCCGGGTCACCGAGCTGGTCGGCGCCCTCGGGATCGGCGTCGCCGTCGTCCACGTCGGTCGGGTCGAGGGCGTCGTCCGGCTCCACGGGCTCGGCCGCCGGGTCCAGGGCGTCGTCGGCTGCGGGCGCGGCAGGGGTGGGCGTGGTCATGAGTACTCCCGTTGCGGGTGCGGGCCTGCGCGTTGCGCGCGGGCGGGTATCAGGCGATGTAGCCGTACTGGTGGAGCAGCCGGACGGCGTGCTCGCGGTTGTCGGCGACGCGGAAGATTTCCTCCGGCATCAGGCGGGGCTTGCGCGAGACGCGGTAGCGCTGGCCGCGGACCTTCTCAAAGTCCTGGAGGCGACTGCCGGCGAAGCCCCTGCGCGTCGTGCCCTCGCTGGTGATCTGCAACTTCCGGCCGTAGACGACCGCGGACTGCATGCCGCGGCGGGCGTTCACCAGCTGGCCCACATCGGCGCCCTCGGCAAGGGCCTTCGCGCCGGCCTCACCGAACGTCTTCCGCCGCTGCTCCTCGGACATCTGCGCCACCAGCTGCTTCGGCGACGGCGGGTCCGGGGCGTGGTCGCGGGTGACGGGCTCCATGCCGCACTTGCAGCGCGGATGCCGCAGGAACGCCTTGTCAGTGTGGTACTCGGCACCGGCAAGGACGACGCACCGCGAGCAGGCGCCGCCCTCCACCACGCGGATGTAGCCGGTCACCGCTGGCCGCGCCGTCATGCCGACGGAGTCCGCGGCCCGGCCGATGTCCGCGACGGCCGTCTGCACGATCGCGTCCAGCAGCGACTGCCCGGCAAGCATCGCCTGCACGATCGGACGCCCGGCCGTCACCATCCGCAGCGCAGTCCAGATCGGCGCCATCAGTACGCCACCAAGCGGGCGGCCCGCGCCGTCCACGCCGGCGAACGCGGCCGGGACGATCCGATTCGCGTCCGGCCGGTCCTCGTTCTCCACTCCCAGCAGCCGGTTCAGCCAGGGACTGGTCATCTCCGCGGCCCTCATCTGGGAGGCCACGACCAGGGCGAGAACGTTGCCGACGTTGGCGGTCCAGGACTGGTGGAGGTTGTCCCGGTCCACCTGGCGCCACATGCGGTGGGTGGCGAGCGCGGTGGCCAGGGCCAGCCGTCGGCGGGCCTCCATGTGCGCCACCGCCTCCGGAGAGGGGCTCACGCCGCCGCCTCCGCGTCTGCGGGCTCGTCGTCCTCCTCGGGTACCGGGACGACGTTGCCCGAGCCGTCAGGGACGCCACCAAGCTGCCGGGTCAGTTCCGTGACCGGGTCGGCCTCCAGTTCCTCCATCCGCATCACCATGACGTCGGCGACTTCGGTGGGGGTCAGGCCGTAGCGCAGGGCCAGCCACTTGAAGGGAAAGCCCAGCTGCTTCAGCTTCAGCAGCGCGTCGGCGAGCTGGGCGTGGCTGCGGGATTCCGCGTCCTTCCACAGCACGCGGCCTGCGCGCATCGCCTCGGCCTTCTCGTACTCGCCGCGGGCCAGGGCGATCAGGCGGGCCATCTCCCGCAGGCCCTGCCCGGACCAGGTCTGCTTCTCCTCGGTCCGCTTCACCAAGCCCGTCTCGGCGGCGAGCAGGGCGCCCTCGGCCAGGTTGGCCATGCGCCCGATCAGGTAGTGCTGCGGGGTGCGGGTCTGGGCAGCGAGGTGACCGACTCCGACCTCGATCAGGCCGGTGTACATGGCGAGGTTGGCGGCCTGCCACTCGGCGATCCGCGCATCCTTGCCGTTGAACATCATCACGCGGTCGACGGCGAACTTCTCCAGGTCCACCGGCTGCGTGCCGACGACCTCGCCCTTGTCGTTGAGCTTCGGGATCACCGGCCGGTCGGCACCGAGGATGACCCGCTGCGGGAACGACGCGTAGTCGGCGGCCGTGAACAGCTGCGCCCACAGCAGGTTGATGGCGTCCTGCATGGCGATGACGCCGCCGATGTCGCTGATCGGATCACCGACGAGGACCGGCTTGTTCGGCAGCTCCACCATCGGCACGACGCCCATGGGGTTGGGCTGCGGGTTCGGCTCGGTCGGGATCTCCCGCGGCTTCCACCGCTTCAGCTCCTCGTCGACGTCCGTCATCTGCGGGGACTGCGCGTTGTCCTGGAGCAGGCGGGGCCGGGCGAACTTCCATACCTCGTCTGCCAGGAACAGCGTTGCGCAGTCCATGTCGCCGTCCTGGAACCGCTTCAGCGCGGCACGCCGCTTCCTGCGCGAGCCGGGCTCGTAGGCGATGACGCACTGCGAGGCGTCCTCGAAGGTGACGACCGGCATGTCTGGGTCGTCGGGGTCGCCCCACACCAGGATGAACGACCGCGCGTTGGAGACGGAGCCGAGGAAACCGAGCTGGCTGTCGGCGTCCAGGCCGTTGACCTGCCACACCTTCCACAGTTCCCGGTCCGCGTCAGTCTCCCCGGAGGCCAGGAAGCCGGTTACGGTCATCCGCTCCACCGGGGAGTCGGCCACGACCTGCGTCCAGTTGTCGCTGAAGTCCCTGTAGCGGTCGCCGTGGAACTTCGCGAACTCGTCGGACGCGTACTTCAGCGGGTGCTTGCCGCGGTAGTAGTCGTTGTGCCGGATGATGGCCGGGCTGCGGTGGATCAGCTCCGCTTCCAGGAGCTGCACCAGGTTGAGGGCCTGCTCAAGCGTCGCCATCGGGCCCCCTTTCAAGCGCCGTAGTAGTAAGAGACCTGCTTCTCGGCCAGGCCGGCCGCGATGACGTCTCCCAGCGCCTCGTGGGCGAGGATGCTCGGGATCGTGGCGTCGATCTTCTGGGTCGGGCTGGCCTTCTTCAGCACGTAGCGGTCCATCGGGCGCGCGGCCGCGCGCGTGTTGGCGATGTGGTCCGCCGTGATCGGACAGCCGTCGTGCGAGAACTTCACCGTGCCGGTGGCCGGCCGCACCACGTCCGTCTTCAGCCGCTCGCAGGCTGAGTGCATCTGCACGATGCGGCGCGTGTACCAGCGGATGACGCGCTCCTCGCCGTACAGGTCCACCCACTGGTCGATCTCGGTCTCCCAGTACGGCGGATCCGCGTACAGCCGAACCACGTCGTAGCGGGCCATGAGCTGGCCCATGGCCGCGTGGACCTCTGCCGCCGGCACCTGGCCGCCGTAGTCCGCCGGGTTCCAGATCGTCGGCTCGTCGAGCGGCCCGTAGACGGGCGTGAACTGGTAGCCGTCCATCGTCTCCGCGCGGATCGCGGTCCAGTCGTCGACCTCGGAACCGTCGAAGCCCAGCACGATCCGCGTCATGGGACGCACCCGCCGCGGGGCAGCCTTCGCCGCCCACTTCGCCAGGTCCAGCCACGTCGCCGACCCCGACACGCACCGGTTGCCGAAGAACCGTTCGGCCTGCGCCGGGTCCTTCTCCATGATCTCGGCGGCCTCGGCCTCGATCCCGTCCAGGTCGACGTGCGACGAACCGGCGTACACGATCGCGTGGATCTTCCGGCGGTCCCGCTTGTTGGCGTAAGACAGGGTCTTCGGCGCCTGCGGGTGGTACTTGAAGATGTCCCGGGCCCGGGACTCGGACGTCGTCTGTGCGACGCTGCCCTCGGACGGGTCCCAGCCGTTCGTCGTCTCCATCGACCGGCCGCCCATACCGGCCGCGCCACGACGCTGGGTCTCGCCCGCCTTCCGCAGCTTGTTTGCCGCGGTGTACAGGCCAGACTCATCCTGCATGGCGAAGATGATCGGGTTGCCCAGCCGGGACAGAGCCGACGACGTCACCGTCTCGATCTTCCCGTCGTCACCGACCCGGGTGAACTCCTCGCCCACCCTCATCAGCTCGGACAACGGACCGCGCTTCACCATCTGCCGAAGCGGCCGGTAGACGTTGTCGACCTGCGCCTCAGAGGTGGCCATCAGCTGAATCAGCGGCGTGGGCCACGGAACGCCCATCGGCTCGCCCGGCTCGTAGGCGTACCACCAGCCGCATCCGCAGCCGTGGTCAGAGCACCGGTACCGCTCGCCGCCTCGAGCCCAGCCGTCGAAAACGACCGGACCGGCCGCCTCAGCGAGCACGATCGTCGCCGACCACGGGCCCTTACCCGTCTTCTGCGGGGCCACGACCTGCGAGCGGCGGTAGTGGAACGCTGTCGCCAGGCGACGCTGCCCGTCAGCCCGGTACGGCTCCACCCCGGGCTTGATCCGGTAGTGGTTGACCGTGCACCACAGCTGCCACGGGTACAGCTCCATGTCCTCACCGGCACGGAAGCCGTCCGGGACAGGGCAGTGCGCTTCGATCCAGTCCGGGACAACCCAGAGCGTAGGGAAGTCGACGACGAACTCGGGCCCGGCGTCAGGACCCTTCGCCACTGGGCACGACCTTCATACGGTCACGGGCCGACGGCCGGCGCAGCGACGGCGCCGACTCCAGCGGCACCAGGCCCGCCTCGGTCTCCACGGCCGGGGCGATCTTCCACCGGTTCCGCAGCATCCCCGCCACGCTCAGACCCAGGCTGTCGAGGTAGCCACGGATCATCTTCTTGATGTCCGCCCGCGCGTCCGGCCGCTCAGCCTCCGCCAGCGTCCGAACGAACAGCGCCACCTCCAGTTCCTGGCCCATGTCCTCCCACACCACAGCCTGCGGCTTCGCCCACAGGTCGTCCCACAGCACTGCCTCGCGGCCGGTCGCCTCCGTCAGCGGCCACTCAGGCGCCGCACCCTGGCGTCCCTCCGCCGGCAGCGTCTTCCAGCCGCCCTTCTCGGCAGCCTTCATCTGTCGCAGCGAGTTGGGGTCCGGCGGCGGACCGGACACGGCGCGTGCTCCACCACGGGGCATCTCGATCACTCCTCCACGCTGCGTTGCGCAGCACGATCAGCGTCACCTTGCGTGACGGCCGGTGGACCTCTGAACCCGCCTGACCAGGTCGAGCCCTCCCCCGCGCTGTTCTCCCCCTGGCCGGCCGGGGGTCACCCCCCTGGGTCCCGTGACCGTGCGTCACGTTCCCCACGTCTCGCGTGCCGTCTTGGCGCTGTGATGCCTCTTGGACATCGCTTGCCAGTTGGAAGGGTCGAAGCCTCGTGGGCCGAGTGGTCCGAGTCCGTCGATGTGGTCGACCTCGGTGGCGAGGTCGCGCTGTAGCTGAGGCAGGGCAGAGCAGGCATCGCACTCGCAGTAGGGATGCGTCTCTAGGTACTCGGCACTGGCCTTGCGCCAGCGTCGGTTGTAGCCCCTTGTGTTGGGCTGTGGCCGGGCTGCCCTGGCCTTGGCCTGGCAGGGGGTGCACCTACCCCCGGGGGTGAGGGTGGGGCACCCAGGGGTTGGGCAGACCTGCATGGCCTTACGCGTGGGCACGGTCAGCCTCGGCTGCGAGGGTCTCCTTGACCTGCTGCATGGTGCCCCTGAGAGCCAGCATCTGGTTGACGCACTCGGGCCCGTACAGGGCGGCCTGCCGGATGAGGGGATCGTCGTAGGGCGCACCGAGGACGACGCGGGGCTTGTAATGGAAGTACTTCAGCTCTGCTCGGTACTGCTCAGCGCCTCGTGCGTCCCTGCGTTCGATCTGCTGTACGGCCTTGGCGGCTGTGGTGTGGAGCCTGCCCATGGCCTGTCCTTCCCTGGTCAGTGCGTGCGCGCTGTCTGAGTACGCCTTCGAGGAAGGCCAGCCAGGCGAGTCCGAAGATGAGGGCCAGGCCGACGATGACGATGGCGGTGAGCAGGTAGGGCCAGGTCTCGCCCATCAGCGGGACTTGCCGACCCATACGGCCTTGACGAGGTCCATGGCCTGTTCGCTGGTGAAGCCTGCTTCCATCAGGGAGCGGTAGAGCTCGTGCAGGGAGACGGCTGCTGCGGCGAGCTTGGTGATGGGGTCCGCGGGCGACTCGCCCATGGCGTCCTCCGTGCGTGCGTGAGCCCGGCCGCGCTGGTGTGCGCGTGCCGGGCTCGGTGCGGGTGTGGTCAGCCCTTGGGGCAGTTCATGTCGATGGCCGGCCAGGAGTCGGCCTTGAGCTTGCCTCCGGTGTACAGCTCGGAGGCCTGCTCGTCGCGGATCCACCGACCGGAGCAGACGTAGACCTTGTCCTTGTCGGAGCGGACGACGGTGATGCTGTAGTCCTGGAAGCTGTCGCCGATGCTCTGGGCGTAGTCCTCGATGGCGGCCTTGGCGGTGTCGACGGTGGCGTCGGGGACGACCAGGTCGACGCTGCCGGTCTTCGTCTTCTCCTGCTTGTTGGCCACGGTGTAGGCGGGTGCGTCCACGGTGGCCTCCTTGGCGGGCTTGTCGTCGTCCTGGTTGCTGCCGACGGCGGCGAGGACGATGACGAGTACGAGGATGACGGCGAGGGGCAGGCAGCCGAAGGTGAGGATCTTCTTGTTGGTGCTGCGTCTGCGGGCCATCTGCGCGTCGGTGAGCTGTGCCTTCACGGGTCCCCCCACGGGATTGCTGATGCGGAGGGTGCATCATCTCGCAGGGTTGGGCTCGTGCTCTCCGTAGAGGACGGCGGCTATGGCGTTGCTCAGTTCGGCTTGGGCCTGGCCGTCACGGGCGAGCGCTTCGTCTAGGGCGACACGGGCCTGGGTGACGGAGACGGTCGCCCGGGATGCCTTGAGGTGCGCGGCCTGGAGGCGCTTCAGCTGGTCTGCGGTCGGCGTGTTCATGGTCCCCCCACGGGTGTTGCCTGGTGGAGGGACATCATCACGGTTCCCGCGGGCTGCTGACGTGCGGTTGTCCAGAATGGCGCCCAGGCCGGGTTGTAGTCCGGGTGGTCCTTGTAGCGGAGGGCGAGGATGCGGAGGATCTCGCCTACGACGGTCCAGGCGTCCCTGTTGAGGGTGCCGGCGTCGTCGGTGTCCAGGGCGCGGTAGATCCCGATGATGTGGTGCTTGCTGATCGCGTCGGCGAGGGGGATCTCGGTGTCGTCCTTGACGCGGGCTTCGAGGAAGTCGTCGAGGGTGGTCATGCGGACCAGCCCCGGGGCTTCGAGTCCCTCACGATCTCCCGTACCGAGTCCTTAAACTCCTCGGTCCCGCCCGCGGGTAGGTTCACGTGGATGTCGTTCCGCTGGGCTCGCTGCTCGCGCTTGACCTGCCACGGGTCGTGGAGGGTGAGGGCGTTGTCGACGTCGGGCGCGGCGCCGAGGTCGAGCTGGTAGCTGTCGCGGTGCCGTGCCGTGCCCTGGATGTACCGCTGGGTGCTGGGCTTGGGGCTGCTGATGCCGGGGCGCCACTTCAGGACGGCGTACAGGCCGGTGTGGAACCGGGCGGTGAAGACGTCGGGTGTGGTGGGGACGCCCATGCGCTGGTTGGCGGTGCGGGCTTTGGTGAGCGTCTCCAGGTGGTCGGCGATGAGGCGCAGCTCGCGGGCGGTGAACGCGGTCACGGTAGCTCCTGGTGGAGGAGGGAAGGCGGTGCGTCGGTGTCCGCCGGCTGCTTCCCTTCAGCGGCGGTGACGTTGTGGGCCCCCGTAGCGGTCGTCCTTGCCTGGCAGGCGGCCGGTGCCGGTACGGGGGCCGGGGGTTCACGCGCCGCGCCCTGCTTCCCGGCCGGCGCTGGCTGCGTGAACGTTGATCCCGCCAGGCTTGAGCTCGGGGAGAGAGGGCCTGGCGGGCGACATGCTGAAGCCCCGTCGACCGGGGCCGTGGTGACGGGGCTTCAGTGGCGTGTGGGCAGACTGGTTCTACTGCGACTGATCGTTACGCACCTATCGTTACCGGTCAAGCGGCTACTGGTTCCCGGGTCTTGCGGGCGGCAGCGCGCTTGGCGGCCTGGAGGTCTTCGAGGGCGTAGAGGGGGCGTCGTTCGGTGCCGCCGGCGGGTTGGAGGTGTCCGCGGAAGCGCCACTGTCGGAGGGTGCCGGGTTTGACGCCGACGGCGAGGGCGGCGAGGTCGGCGGGAAGCAGTCTGGCCATAGATCACAGTGTGGGGCGTTTTCGCCCACCTGTTCCCCCTGCTCAGGCGTCCTCGGGGGTCTCGGTGACGCGGAGCATCGACAGGGCGGCGGCTCGGTGGCCGGAGTCGGCGCGCAGGCCCGCGCGGCGCAGCCCCACCTTGCGGTACTTGTCCACCATCTCGTCGCTGAGCCAGTCCCCGGTGATGTCCTTGATCTCGGCGGCACTGTGACCCAGGGCGCCGAGGTCGGTGGGGACGCCGGCGCGAAGACCGTGGGCGGTGATGGCATCGGCGACGTCAACCTCGGCGGTCTTCGCGATCGACTTCACCAGGTTGTTGACCGCCTGCCGGGACAGGCCGTTCCCTCCGGCGTTGACGGGACCGATGTTGTCCCACATGTCGACGCTTCGGAGCAGGGGGCGCTGTCGGCCTCCCTCCCCCGCGGCTTCCAGGGACGCCAGCCAGGTACGGAGCGCGACGAGAGTGTCGGGGTCGTCGACCTCGTACTCGCGGCCCTCGCTGGTCTTGTCGTTCTTGCTGACGCGCTTGGTGACGACGACCAGGCGGGCGGAGACCCAGTCGAGGTCGCTGATGCGGTACGCGGCCAGTTCGGAGGCGCGGGCGCGGGTGTAGTAGCCCAGCAGCAGCAGGACACGGTTGCGCTGCCCGGCGAGGGTCCCGGGTGAGCAGACGGCCAGCATCTGCCGCAGCCGTTCGAGGTCGACGGGCGCGGATGAGCGCTGCCCCTTGCCCGCGGCCGCCCAGGCGTACCGGTGATCGGCGTAGATCTTGAGGGCTTCGGCGGTGTCGGGGGTGTCCTCGTGTCCGGCGCGGGCGTTCATGTGGCGGACGGCGGAGACGGCGAGACGCAGGGTGCCGGGCGGGGCGTCCTTGCGGCGAAGGTGCGAGATGTACGAGGCGAGGTTCTTGGACGTGGTGGGCGGGCCGGGGATACGGCCGACGGACGCGCACCAGACGGCGAAGGCCTTCCAGCGGTCCTCGTAGGTCTGGCGGGTGTTCTCGCGGCCGCTGTTGGCGAGGTCCTCGGCGGCTTCGTCGGTCAACGTGTGGTTGACGTCGATCATGTCGGGGACGGCGGGGAGCCGGTCGTCGGTGGAGACGATCTCGGCGTCGTAGACGGGTTCGATCTCTGCTCCGGTCACCCTCCAAGGCTACCGGAGCACTTTCCTTAAATGGGGTTATGGAATGTGGTTCACCCGTTCGATTCTCAGGTTCGGGATATCGGACGTGGGCTGCAATTGCACAGCTCGTTTGGGGCGCCGGGGCAGCAGGGGGAACATTGCCCGCATGGCTTCCCTCCCCCGCACCGAGTGCCCGGTCTGTACGCGCGACGTCGCCGTGACGCGCCGCGGGCTGGTCTACCGCCACGACCCGAAGGGCGGGCGGGACCCGGAGCTGAAGTCGTGCCCAGGATCGCTGAAGCCGGTGCAGGCGCCGGCCGGGACGCTGCTGCTGTTCGTCTCCCCCGACTTCGAGGACCCGCAGGTGCGTGAAATCACGCAGCCGGTGGCCGTCGGCCTGTTCTGAGCGGGCGGCCCGCGGTCGCAGATCTGCGACCGTTTCCGTGACCGGTTGAGGCATACCCCCGGACGCGCCGGAACCCCTGGCGTTGTCGCAGGACCGCCAGGGGTTCCGTGGCCACCGACTGCGCTGCGAGGGGGACGCCGGGGCCGGCGCTGCTCGCCCGGCCGGACCATCCTCCCTCGGCGGGCTGTTTCTCCGCGGTCCCACGGGGTCCGGCGGACGCCCTGCACCGTCGGCTGGTGCTCAGACGTCCGCCTACCCGCGTGCCGGCTGCGAACGGCGCATCGACACCCTACCTGAATCTGTGATTCGCTGATTCACTGATCGGCGGGCCTCAGCAGATTCCTGCGTAGCTCGTCCTCGGTATCGCCGTGGAGCCGGTCACGGTGGGCCAACAACAGATCGATGGCCAACCGGATGAGGACGTTGTCCGTAATCGGCTCCACCCTCGTGGTGCGTTGGGCGGCGACCTTCTTGCGGAGCACGAGCAACGCGGCGGCCTGGTCGTCGCGGACGCGGGCCTCCTTGCGCACGTACTGGGCGTAGCGAGGCTCGTTCCGTGGTTCACCGGTTCCGGGATTCTTGGTCATGGGGCGAAATGCTGTCACTGCCGTGCGTCGGGGTGAAGGTTGCCCCGCGGCTGAGCAGCGTTACCACACCCCCCAGACGGCTGGATTGTCCCGGGGTCTAGCTGCCGGACCCCAAGGGGCGGTTAGGTTCGCTGGCATGAACGCACTGCTTCCCAGGACTGCCCTGCCCGCTCTGACCGGCCCGCCGGGGGACCGGCTGGAGGTCGTGTCCGCGTGGGACGACGCCACCCCGTATCAGTCGTGGCGCCCCCAGGCCCTCGTGCCAGCCTCGTTCCGGCCGGCGGACACACCCCGGATCTTCGCCGTGGTCAACCAGAAAGGCGGGGCGGGCAAGACGACGACGACCGTAGAGCTGGCGGCCGCGTGGGCGGCGCAGGGCCTGCGGGTGCGCGTGATCGACGCCGACGACCAGGAAGCCGCCCTGTCGGTGTGGCTGCTCCCCCAGTACCCGGAGGCTGGCCCTCAGCATTCCCTGCGGTCGGTGTTCTTCGACGAGTGCACGCTCCTTGAGGCCACCTACCCCACCCAGTTCGAGGGCATCGACATCGTGCCGTCCAGCCTGGACCTGAAGCGGGTGGAGTACGACCGGCCGATCGGCGCCGAGATGGCGCTGGCGTCGGCGCTGCGGCAGGAAGCCGAGGCGCACGGCGGCCGCTCCCCCTACGACGTCACCCTGCTGGACGGGGCGCCGTCTCTGGGTCTGGTGACGGTGGCCGCGCTCACAGCCGCCGATGAGGTCCTGGTGCCCCTTGCGGTCGGCGGCCTGGACATGAAGGCGATGGCGGCGCTGGACCGCACGATCAAGAACGTGCAGTCGAAGACCAACCCGAAGCTGACGGTGGGCGCGGTGTTCCTGACGGCGTGGGACAAGTCCGGGTTCGCGCGGCAGCTGGCGTCGAAGGTGTCCGAGGACTACCCGGAGGCGCCGGTGTTCCCGATCCGGCGCAGCGTCCGGGCGGCGGAGGCACCGCTCGCCGAGCAGCCGGTGCGGGTGTGGGCGCCGGAGTCGACGGCGGCCGGGGACTACGGCCAGGCGGCCGGCCTGCTGCTGCCCGGGGAGGCTGCGACGTGACCCGGCGCTCCCTGAACCTGCCGTCGACCCGCAGCCAGGCGCCGGCCGCGGGCCAGCAGGACACGCTGGTCGACGTACCGCCACCCTCAGCTCCGCCGCGCGGGGTCGTCCACAGCATGGTCGGGATGGACACGACGGCGGTCCCGTCGGTCAGCAGCCTGCCCACGCCCTACGACGTCGCCCCCGAGGTCGTCTCGCCGCTCTCGGACAAGGAGCGGGCCGACCTGGAGGTGTGCGAGCAGGCCCTGCACGGCTTCCGCAAGGCGCTGGTGATCGCGGGCAAGGCGCTGGAGGTCATCAACCGGGGCCGGCTGTACCGGGAGAAGTACGGGACGTTCGCGGACTACGTCTGGGAGGTCTGGGGGATCCGGAAGTCTCAGGCGTACCGGCTGATCGAGGAATGGCCCGTGGCCGTAGCGGTGTCCCCAATTGGGGACATCAACGAGGCGCAGGCGCGGGAGCTGCTGCCGGTCTACAAGGACCACGGCCAAGAGGCCGCCGCGGTGTTCTTCCGGGAGTCCCGGGAGCTGGCCGGTGGGAAGGTGACCGCCGCTGCCCTGGCGGAGGCCCGCAGGGTGCTGCCGCAACGGCTGTCCGCCCCGGAGCAGGCCGCCGACGTCCTGCGGGTCGCGGCCGCCGAGGGCCGGGTGCCGCTGATCGTGCCGCCGCAGGTCCAGGTCACCGAACAGGTGGCGCCGCCGACCGGCGAAGACGTGCTGAAGGACGACGCGCGGGCGGGTGCCGAGGCGGTCGCCGTCCTCGAGGCCGCGCTGGCGCAGCAGCAGCAGATCTATGACCGGCTCGCCGGAGTGGTGGCCCTGGCGCAGGTGTACGACCCGGGCCGTACCGAGATGCTGCTGTCCCAGCTTCGGCAGTACGCGAACCGCACGGCGTACCGGGCGCGGGGCCGTGACCGTGACGGGGGAACGGAGGACTGACCCTGCCTGATACTGGGTGCAGGCGCGGGGACGCCCGAAGGGCCCCATGCACTCCGTCGGAGACGACGTCGAGAGCGTGGGGCCCTTCGCTGTGCCCGGGTCAGGCGGTCAGGTGTCCGATCTTCACCGCGTACTCCAGCCACTCCAGCGGGTCGAGGTCGATGCGGCAGCTCCGGCAGTAGGCCCGGTTCCGGTCCTGGTCGAACCGCAGCCGGCCGAGACACGTCGCGCCGTCGGCCGGGCCGGGGCACGGAACCGTTACCTCCTTCTCCTCGGTTCCCACCACCGCTTTGAGATCGACCGCACACTGCCGCGTCTCGTCGTACAGCTCCCGCAGACCGACGGCCTGGACCGCCCAGGGAAGGTGCCGCCGGATCCCACGGAGGGCGACCTGGAGACGCGTGTCAGGGCTGCCCGGCATCACGGTGGGCTGAAGACCGCGGGCCACGGCGAGATCCGCGTACCTCATGTACAGCTTGCTGGGGATCCCGCCGGGCCCGATGAGGTTCAGGACCTGCTCGGCTGGCAGTGACCACGTCTGCGTGCCGGAGACCCGCGGGCCAGAGTGTCCGCGGGTGGGTTCAAGGGCGTCGGCCAGGTCGGGCCAGGACTCCTCAACGGCGGTCAGGTGGGCGGTGATGCGGTCCTGGCAGGTCTGGCAGGTGGTCCACAGGGTGCGGGCGCCGTGGAGGGCGTAGCCGCAGATCGTGCAGGCGTTCAACGGATCTCCTGGTCAGGCTGCGCGGGTGTAGGGGCTGCGGATGAGCTGCCGTATGAGGGCCGGTGCCGGGGCGCCGCCGCGTCGGACGGCGCCACCGCGGCAGGGGCAGGCGTGCCGACTCTGGGCGACGACCTCGGGCCGGGGTGCGCCTCGTAGGTGCATCGCCAGGTCGAGGTCGAGGACGGCCGGCTGTTCCAGGCTCATCCACGCGGCGAGCCGGCGGAGGTAGTCCGGGTCGCCGTGGTGGTCGATGTGGTCCTGGACCTGGCGGGCGAAGCCGCGGACGACGACGTCGGATCGGTCGTGGCCGTCGGCCCAGAATGAGGCGATGCCGTGCGCGGTGGGGCTGAGGTGAGAGTCCATCAGGACCCGCTCCTTCGTGTGAGGTTGTGTGCGCCCCCGCGCCGTATCACCAGAGTGGCATGGATTGCTTCGGGTATTGCCCCCGCTATCCCTTACACGCAGTACGGGCCCGCTCCAAGGTGCTGGAACGGGCCCGATCGGAAGTCCTAGGCGTCGCTGGCGCCGTCAAGTGTCGCTAGAGCCATCGGGCTGGCGAAGCTGGCCGCGTGTTGCAGATCGACCCAGTGCCGGAGGTGCATTCGCTGCTCCGCCTTCTCAGGCTCCATCGCATTCAGGACCGTGGAGGTCATCTGCGGCAGGAGGACGGACGGGGTGTGTGGACTGCACGGACTGTCCGGCGGCGGGATGGTCCCTCCGTTGCCGTGCGAAACGATGGCGGCCTGGAGCATCCGCGAGAGGTAGGCGCCCGTCGTCGAGATGGCGCCCAGTACCTCTCGCAGCTTCTCGTCGGTGTCGCAGTGCTCAGCGTGTTCTGAAAGCTCGGTGTGAAAGGCGTACACCATCTCTTGCAACGGGGGGAGCGGGCGGGGCTGCGTGGTCATCTGAGGTCCTCTCGGTGGGAAGCAGGGGTCACATCTGGCTCATGTCTGAGAACCGCGAGAAGTGGCCTTGGAAGGCCAAGGTGATCGTGGCGGTGGGACCGCCTCTGTGCTTGGCCACGATCAGGTCGGCCTCGCCGGCCCGCGGGGACTCCTTCTCGTAGGCGTCCTCCCGGTGCAAGAGGATCACCAGGTCGGCGTCCTGCTCAATCGCTCCAGACTCACGAAGGTCAGACACCAGCGGTTTCCTCTCAGCGCGCTGCTCCGGTCCGCGGTTGAGCTGCGACAGGGCGATGACGGGAATGTCCAACTCCTTGGCCAGCAGCTTCAGGTTGCGGGAGATGTCGGAGACCTCGACCTGCCGGGACTCCTCCCGGCGGCTGGCCCCGGACTTCAGCAGCTGGAGGTAGTCGATGATCAGCAGGTCGAGGCCCCGCTGCTGGGCGATCCTGCGGGCGCGGGACCGGATCTCCATCATGGTCAGGTTGGGAGTGTCGTCGATGAGGAGCGGCGCCGCCTGGATGACGTTGGTCTTCTGAGCCAGCTTTTCCATGTCGGCAGGTGTGACTGACCCGCCCTTGATGTGGTGCAGGGCGACACGGGCCTCTGCACTGAAGGTGCGCGTGACGAGTTCCTTGCGGCTCATCTCGAGAGAGAAGAACGCTGTGGTCTTGCCGTAAACGATGGCGGCGTGGCGGGCGATGTCCAGGGCGACGGTGGACTTACCCATAGCCGGGCGGGCACCAATGACAATGAGTTGCCCAGGGTGGAGCCCGTTTGTCAGGGCGTCGAAGTCCGTGAACCCAGTCAGGATCCCGTTGGCCTTGCCTGTGCCCTTCATCGTGGCGTCCAGGTCGTCCCAGAACTCGGGGACGTCGTCGCCGATCGGGGCGTACTGGCTGGTCTTGTCGTCGGCCTTCAGCGCTTCCAGCATCGCCGCCTCGGCTGCGTTGCGGATATCGTCCAGCTCGCCCTCGCCCGCCTGCCCCAAGCGGGCGATGCTGGCACCGGCCGTAACGAGCCGGCGCAGCACGGCACGCTCATGGACGATCTCTGCGTAGTACGCCGCGTTCACGGCCGTCGGAACGATCTGTACGAGGGTGTGAAGGTACGCGGCACCGCCGACCTTGCCGAGTTCGCCGCGCCTGGTCAGTTCCGCAGACATGGTGACGGGGTCGGCCGGCTCGCCCTTGGCGTAGGCATCCAGGACCGCACGGTAGATCGTCTCGTGCGCCGTCTTGTGGAAGTCGCGCCCCTGCATAGGCGTGCTGATGACGTCAGCGATGGCGTCCTTGCTGAGGAGCATGCCGCCCAGGACGGACTGCTCGGCTTCCTCCAGTTCGTCGGCTTTCCGTTGGGCTTCTTCCCAGCCTCCGTGGTCCTGGGCGGGGATGAAAGCCTGCTCATCTGCGATGCTGTCCATGGGTACTCCTTTGGGAGGTCTCACGAGACGGCGGCCGGTTCTTGACGGGATAGGCCGCCGCTCGCATGTCTGCGGTGGTTGAGCTTTAGTCCGTGGTGCTGGTCTGGAGAAGGCTGGCCAGGAGAGCCGCGCCGTCTACCGACACGGGCTCCGATCGAGGGCGCTGAATACGTTCCTGCGCGTCGAGCCGACAGCGCGGGCAGTCGTCCTCGTTGAACCCAGGGTGTCGCAGGCACGCACCCTCAGGGGCCCTCCGCCCTTCCTGGGTGAACGGTGCCTTGGACTTTGCGGCGTGGCGGGCCAGGTCGGTCCACCCCTTGCCGGGCATCTCCTTGGCGCGGGCGATGAGCCACCACAGGGGACGGGACTCCAGCAGCTCTGCCGCGTCCTGAAGGAACTGGGTACGCGTTCCGTTCAGGGCGAGGCCGCCAGCGTCCTGGAAGGCAGCAAGGACCTGGTGGGCGTCGCTGTTGTCCTTCGGCTCTGCCGCTTCTCTCTCTCCCTGCTCAGCCCCAGCCGGAGCTGCACCAGAGAGAGAGTCTTCTACAACAGTCTTCTTCCTTATATGAGCCCCCCCCTGACCGAGGGTCGGTCGACCGGGGGCCGCTGAAGGGGGTGTCGGTCCCACCTGCGGGTTTGCAGTTTCGCTCTCTTCCGGATCTGCGTTTCCGCAGGTCGGACCGACACCCCCCTTTAGGCGGGTCGGTCGCGGCCTGTCGGTGGGCGACTTCCGGGGGTCCAGGTGGGTCGGTTCAACGCGAACGGCCTTGACGTTGCCGGCGTCGTAGATGTCGCTCAGCATCGCGGCGACGTCCTCGCCGGTGAACGGGATGGAGTCGACGGTGAACGTCGTGTACCAGGACCCGCCGCGCTTGGTCTCCGTCGTGCCGTCCTCCAGCTCGACTTCCTCAGACCGCTGCCGCTGGATCTTGAACTTGACGACGTAGGCGTCCTCGACCAGGGCGCGCATGGCCTTGGTGAGCGACTTCTCGCCCTCGTCGTAACTCTTGCTCAAGGTTTCCACGGTGACGTCGTCGCCGTCCTTGGCACGGATGAGGCGGGTCAGGAGACCGATCGCCAGGATGGACTTCAGTCCGTCGATGGCGTTGTTGTCGACCGCAGCGAACCGCGGTGGCCTTGATGGGCGCTTTCTCACCAGGTCCTCCCCTTGGTGTCGGCAGGGGGGAAGGGAGCCCTGGTATTGGTGGCGCTGATCGCCATGTGGACGTACTCCTCTTGGAGTCTCGCGAAGTACTGAGAGCGGGATCTCCACCGACGCAGGTACCAGCACCCCCCAGATGCGGGTACCTTTGCCGTGTGGGGTCCTGACCCCGTACTTCAGTTGGAGCTGAGTACAAAGCGCTGGTGGCTTCCCGGCCCTACCAACGCCACGCATTTGAGGCCCCCCGCCCTGCCAGGTAGCGGGGGTCTCGGCGTTTTAGGCCGCGGAGGCCCGACCGTCCTCGCCCTCAACCCAGGCGAGGAACTGCGCACGGTTGATCAGGATGTTGCGCTCGACACGGGTCCAGCTGACCGGTATGGAGCCGCGCTGAAGCCGGTTTCGCACGGTCATGCGAGTGCAGCCCATGCGGGTCGCGACCTCGTCCGTCTTCATCCAGTTCCGGTCGACGGCTACGAGGATGGGTTCCTCCGCCGTGTCCGGCGTCGCGGTGAGTGCCATCGTGGCCCCTCCGAGTAGGTGTGTGACGCCGGTTCCACAGGTGCGGAACCGGCTTGTTCTGAGACTGGCACAGAATCCGTGGGGCGTTGCCCCCGCTATCCCTCTGGGCTCACCGGCTATCGGACTGACACGCGAGACCCTGGGCCCTGCCAATCCGGCAGGGCCCTTCGTCATGCCTGGAACTCGGACTCGTAGAGCGACCAACGGCCGCCCGGTGCGACGTACTCGCCGGCCTCCAGGACCTCACCCTCGCCGTCCAGCAGCTTGTTCCTGCCGACGATGACCGGCGAGCCCTCGGGGATGCCCAGCTCGGCCGCCTGCTCCGCGGTGGCCTCGGCCGCGGTGAACTGGTCGACGACCGACCGGGCACGGCGGCTCGTGGCGGCCTCGATCGCGGACGGGGTGCCGCCCTGGATCCGCTCCTTCACCAGCAGTGCGGGCACGACGGCCGCGAGGTCGGCGTGGAACCAGCTGGTAGAGCAGGAGACCGGGCCGCGCTCGTTGTGGGTGACGCGGTGCCGGCGGATAGCGGGGGCGTTCTCGTCGATGCCCAGCGCGTCGGCGATGTGGGCAGGCGCGGGGGCCAGCTCAGCCGACACGATCTTTGCGTACTCCCCCGGGGCGTAGATCTTCCCGGTGGCGAGCATCCGCGCGAAGCGGTCGTGCGGGGTTCGGTGCAGGGTGGCCTGGGCCCGGACGACGGTGCTCTTGCCGGGGACGGTTTCCACCAGGCCGCTCGCACGGAGCGTGCCCAGCGCCTTCATGGCGGTTGCCTGGGAGATCTCCCATTCCTCGGCGATCTTCCGGATCGAGGGCACCTCGTCCCCCTCGGCAAGGTCGCCGGACACGATGCGGTCCTGGATCGCCTTGACCACCTGAAGGTAAGGCGGGGTGCGGTCGACAGCCATGGCTGCTTCCTCCGTGGTGAGTGGTGCGCTGGTTGGTAACGCACTAACCATAACTGTTGACACCCCCACTGCGCTAGTGCACTATGGGTGTTGTCGGTAACGGAGGCGGCTCGAACGCCAAAGGGCCCAGGTGGTGAGACACCCGGACCCCTTGGGAGTCCCGAAGGACCCGGCGAACCACAGCCTGATCTGACCAGGAGTGATCCGCATGGAGAACAGTAGCCGCCCGGAGCGCACGAACCTCCCCCAGCCCTACCGCGGTCCGAAGGCCGACATCGTCGTCTTCGCCGGCGAGCGGGCCCCCTTCCGTCCGTCCCCCCTTAACGAGCTGCCCGACGGCACCGCGGTCATCGCCGCTGGCCTCGCCACCGGCGTCCACGTGCACGGCACCCCCGACGCGCCCAGCCTCACCTTCATCCTGACCAACCCCCAGGGCCAGCAGACCTACGCCGCGATCGACGTCGCCACCTACGACGAGGTCTTCGGAGTCGTCGTCGAGAAGACGAAGGTTCACATCCGGGGAATCTGCCGCCGCCCCTTCGAGGACGGCCCCCCGTACATCCAGGTCACGGACGCCGAGCCTCTCTTCGGCTGATCCCGGGTCGGCCCGGCAGCGTCCCACGCACCCCCCTCTGCCGGGCCCCGCGCACTCGCGCATCACCACCGCAGTACGCACCGCCCGGGGGACCGCCATGCCCGCAACGCCTGAGCAGTGGATCGCTGCTCTCGAACAGACCTACTGGACCACCGCCGGATCCACCAGCCGACGGCCCGACCTACAGACCGCAGACCGCACCGCCACCCGGACAGGGGGAACGACGCCCGTGAACACCAAGGTCCTCGACAAGCAGCAGGAAGGCCGGGAGGTTGTTGCCCGCGCCGACCGCCTGTCCCGCGAGGGCTCGCCGCTCGGCCGCATGGAGGCCGTCGCCATCCGCGACGCGTTCGTCATGGAGGCCGAGGACCTGGCCGAGGAGACCGAGACGGTACGCACCCGGGCCTGCCCCGCGTGCGGCTGCTTCACCCTCATGCCGGTCAAGGGCCGCGCGCACTGCGTCTCCCGGCACTGCGCTCCCCGCCCGGGGCTGCGCCGCCGCTGGACCTACCGCGACCTCGGCTACGCCAAGCCCGCCGCGCCGCGCGGTGTGCAGCGTTCCACGGGCTACCCCGCGGACCTCCGCCCGATCAGCTTCCTGACCGAGTTCTTCAACCAGTCGGGGCGGCCGGTGTCGGAGTCGACGCTGACCCGCTGGGTGAAGCTGCACAACCTGCCGCGCTGGCCGGTCGACACCAAGACCTACGCCTACAGCCTCAGCGACGTGAGCACGGTGCACGCGGTGCAGCTCGCCGCCCGCGAGGGCCAGCTGTGCGGCGACGGCGTCAAGCCCGCCTGCCAGGGCCTGGGTGCCCTGTTCTTCAACGCCGACGACCAGGCCGGGGCGATGGACCAGAGGCTGGCCCGCCGCCGGATCGAGGTCGCCAAGGAGCTGTGCGCCGAGTGCCCGTTCCTCGAACCGTGCAGGGACATGGCGCTCAAGCCCAACGACAAGGAGCAGCACGGCGTGGCTGGCGGTCTGACCGCCCGCGAGCGCCGCGTGCTGAAGACGGAGGCGAACCGGTGAGCAGCTTCGACATCGACCATGCCCTGATCGAGCAGGCCGCTCGCATGCTCATCACCGCTGCCGATCAGATGGCCGCGAACAACCCGCACCCCGGCGGCCGGACCCTTCGCCTGACCGTGGCCGCCATCGACGGAGACACCTTCGGCCACGTGGACATCGACGTCACCAACGTGTGGGCGATGGCCAAGCACGCCGCCCGTCGCAGCGGCATCCCCGGCGTGATCCGGCAGACCGAGCCCGCCCCCTCTGGCAAGCCGAACCTGTACCTGGTGCACGGGGAGGCCCGGTGAACGCCGTTCTGGAACGGTTCCCCGCCGGTGCCCCGCGCGGCTCCTGGCCCGCCGAGGAGTACGCCGCCGCCCGCCGCGCCGAGGGCATCCCCTGCGAGGTCGTCATGGACCTCACCACCGACGCCTTCCTGATCATCACCACCCACGAGAAGAGGACCTCATGAAGAACCCCACCCGAACCCTCAACCTGGTCATCGCCGTGCAGACGCTGACCACGCTGGTCGCAGCGTCCGGCGCGTCCATCGTCGTGCTGAACCTGGCCCACGTGGACCTGGCGGAGCCGCTCACCCTCGGCGGGTTCCTGTCGCTCGCGGCCGCCATCGCCATCGGCTACGTCGCCGCCGCGTTCGTCGACAGCCTCGCCAACCGGATCGCCCGCCCGTACCGGGAGCGTCTCCAGGACGCGATCGCTGAGCAGCAGTGGCCGGACTACGTGCCCGGCGAGTCCGTCGCCGTCGCCGCCTCGATCCGCATGTTCCTCAACGACCTCCAGGCCGGTCTGCCCTACGCGGTGGCGATGACCAAGCCCGGCGGGCGGATGCCGGTCACGGGTGACGAGTGGATCGCCTACACCACCAGCGACGGCCGCTACGCCTCCATCGAAGCCCACTCCGGCAACGCCTGACCGCTGCCTCTCCCGCCCGAACCGCATTCCGGTCGGGCGGGAGTGCGGGGAGCCGTCAGTCAGCCTCCACCCTCCGACTTGAACCAGGAGTCACCCGATGTCCATCGCCACCCTGCACCGCGCTCCGGCCCCGGCCGGGCCCGTTCCGACCGCGCCGGACACGGCTTCGGACGCGCAGGCCTCCGCTTCGGACGCGGCCCCGTCCATTCCGGAGACGCCCGCCGACGCTTCGGCTACGGCCGGTCGCCGCTCCGACCGCGCCCTCACCGCGGTGGCCCTCGTCGGCGGAACGATCCTCGCCGGCATCGGCTTCACCGGCTCCTACAAGACGCTGCGGGACCTCGCCTTCGACCGCGGGTTCGGCACCTTCGCCTACGCCTTCCCCATCGGAGTCGACGTTGGCATCGTCGTCCTCTACGCCCTGGATCTGTACCTGATCCGCCGTGACACTCCGTGGCCGATGCTTCGGCGCCTCGCGCACTTGATGACCATCGCAACGATCGTGTTCAACGCGGCCGCCGCCGAGGGTGGACTGACCGGTGACCCCCTCGGCACGGCCATGCACGGCGTGATCCCGCTGATGTTCATCGCCGCGGTCGACGCCGCCCGCCGGGCCATCGTCAAGGCGTCTGACATCGCCGCGGGCCGTGACAGTCAGGGCGTGCCCGCCGCCCGCTGGGTGCTCTCTCCGACCCGCACAGCGGCCCTGTGGCGCCGCATGAAGCTGTGGGGGACCGCCTCCTACCAGGAGACCGTGCAGATCGAGCAGGAGCGGACCGTCTATGAGGCGATGCTCCAGCGGAAGTACGGGCGGGGCTGGAAGCGGCGGGCGAAGGCCGACGAGCTGCTGCCCCTGACAATGGCCCGCTACGGCCTGACAGTCGACCAGGCCCTCGCTCTGCCCCGCCAGGCCGCCGAGGCCGAGCAGCTGCGCCAGGAGCAGAACGAGGCCCTGGAGCTGGAGGCGCAGGCGCGTGCCGAGAAGCGGGCCGCGGACCGGCGCAAGGCGTCCATCCGCACCCAGAGTGAGATCCGGGCCGCTGAGATCGCCGCCAGCGCCGACGAGACGGCGGCCACGGCGCAGGCTCAGGCGTCCGTGACGGAGGCGCAGGCGGCCGCCGAGGCGCAGGCCCGGATCGCTCTGGAAGCCGCCCGCGCGATCAAGTCGGCGGACGCTGCCGAAGCAGACCAGCGTGCGGCCGAAGCGGAGCGGGACGCGGCCGAAGCGCGAGCCGCCGCAGCCGAAACGAACCGGGCCGCAGCCGAAGTCGAGGCCGCCGCCGCCGAAGCGGCCGATCGCAAGGCCGCCGCCGACCGGCGCCGCGCACAGCTGGAGAAGCAGGCCGCCGAAGACGTGCAGGCCGCCGCCGAAGCGAAGCGCCGTGCCGCCGAAGCCCGCCGGGCCGCCGCCGAAATCGAGCTCCGGGCGGTCGAAGCCGAGGACCAGCTGAAGCTGTCGCCCCGCGAACGGGCCGTCCGCAAGGTCGCCCGGATCATCCACACCCAGCACGCCGGCCAGGCCGACCAGCTTCCGCTGGACGCCATCGCCGAAACGTTCGCGGTCTCCGTCACGACCGCCTCCGAGTACCGCAAGGAAGCCGCCGCGCTCATCGCCGACGGATACCCCACCAACTGACCGGAAGGGGGCAGCCGTGTACGGCTCCCGACGCACCACCCTCATCGCCCGGGTCGCCCGGTGCACCGAGGGCATCGCCCAGGCCGGGCGGCTGTTTGTCCGGCTCGCCACCCGTCAGACCCGCTGGGGACTGACCGACCTGTACGCGGCCGCCGCAACCGCCCGGTTCCTCGCGGCCCACGAACTCATTATCCGCGCGGAGGCCCAGGCCGTCGGCGACGACGTCGTCCTGGACCAGGTCCGCACCCCCCTCTGGTTCGGCTCCACCACCCTGCACGAGGAGAACTGAGATGGCCGGCAGCAACCCGTACAACTGGGCGGACGACAACGACTCCGGGATGACGCAGACCCGGCCGGTTCCCCCGCCGCCGCCGAACGTGCCGCCGCAGCCCGCGAACAACGGCTCTGGCCGGGGCGCCCGCGCGGCGGGTGCGGCGGGCGCGGCCGCGGGTGGCTTCGTCGGCGGGCTGGGCAGCTCCTTCACCCCGAACGTCACCATCAACGCCGGCGGCAACGGTGGCGGACGCGGCGGGCAGGGCGGTAACGGTGCAGGTCAGGCCGCGTCCGGTGGGGGTGGCAACCACAAGGGCGACGGGATGATCGCCGCGATCGAGCGGATCGAGTTCCAGTCCGAGAAGGACATCCTGGCCCTGGCCACCGCCGTGAACCGGCTGGGTCGCGAGCTGCACTTCATCATCAGCATGCGCGCCGAGGAGATCAACGGCGTGCTGTCCACGTACAAGGGCCGCTGGTACACGTTCGGCGCGTCCAGCCGGGTCAAGGCCCGCCTGGTGTCCATGCACCTGAAGGTGTCCGCGGAGGCGGCCAAGGCCCTCGGAGTCGGCGCCCTGAAGATGGCGCACGCCTTCGACCGGCACTTCATCAAGCCCGAGCAGGAAGCCCAGCGGAAGCGCAGCGGGAAGACCGCCCGCCGTGAGTTCACGATCGGAGACGCGTGATGGCCAAGGTCACCACCACCACGAACAGCCGGACGTCGCAGGTCAACACGTCCACGGACGTTGTCCCGGTCGGCAAGGGCGGCATCGTCTCGCACCTGGTCGGCAAGCTCATCCCGTACACCGGGCCGTGGCTCGGTGCGGCGACGCTGCCCCCGCTGGCCGGGTTCGCGACGAACCAGATGTGGGGCGACGAGGCCCTGTCCGCCGGGCTCGCGTCCGCCGGGATCGGAGTCAGCGGTGTCGCTCTCGCCGCGGTGACCTGGCAGGTTGCGGGCGGCAACAACAAGTTCCGCCGCTTCCGCCGGGCGCAGGCCACCGCGTCCGTCGCCGCGGGCATGGGCTGGCTGACCTGCGCGACCGCCGCCGGCCCGTTCGGTCACCCGATGATGGACTTGTGGCTGCTGGGCGGCGGGGTCTTCGCTGCCTCCTGGAACCTGCGGCAGGTCATGCGCAACGCCCACGACGAGACCGAGCAGGTCGAGGACAAGGGCGGGTTCGCGAAGATCGCCGAGGCCATCGGTCTGGAGAAGCTCAAGGTCAAGGCGGCCAAGGGCAACGGCAAGGGCATGGTGAAGGTCCCCGTCGAGCTGCCCGCCGGGCAGACCGTCGAGGACGTCCAGCAGGCCATGCCGAAGCTGACGTCGGCGATGCACGTGCCTCCGTCAGGCGCCACCGTGAAGGGCGACCCGGACAACGCCGCCCTCGCCGAGATGGCCATCCGTGTCGCTGACCTGCTGAAAGACGGCGTGCAGTTCATCCCGCCCGTCCGTCTCGGCATGCTGCCCGACGAGCCGCTGCCGCTGGGTCTGTACGCGGACGGCGAGGAGTTCGTCATCAACCCGTTCGACGCGGTCATCCTCCAGCACCTGCTGGTCATGGGTGTCACCGGAGCGGGCAAGTCCGAGTTCGCCCGCGGCCTGCTCGCCCACCTGATGACCCGCCGCCAGATGACCGTGATGCTGGTCGACTGCTCCAAGGGACGGCAGTCCGTCGGCCACATCAAGCACGGCCTGGACGTCTTCATCAGCGACATGCGGGAGGCGAAGCAGCTGATGAAGGCGCTGCCCGCCGCCATCAAGGCCCGCGGTGACGTCCTCGCCGACGAGGGCCTGGACCAGTGGACCAGCAAGTCGTCGCTGAACGCGGTGTGCCTGTGGGTCGAGGAAGCCGCCGACGTCGCCGACTTCGACGAGCTGGACAAGATCGCACGGGCCGCCCGGTCGGTGGGAATCTGGCTGGTCATCAGCCTTCAGCGCGCCACCTGGACCAACGTCAGCACCGACGTCCGCGCGAACCTCCAGGCCAGTGCCTGCTTCGGCGTGGACGACGCCGGGGACGCCGGGTTCTGCCTGCCCGACCGCGTCACCGACGCCGGCGCCGTCCCCGCCTGGGGATCCGACCGGCCCGGCTACGCCTTCGCAACCGGCATGGGTATCCCCGAGGACCGCTGGACGATGGAATGGCGCTCCGGTCTCACGGACCGGCAGTACCTGTCCGACCTGGTCACGGCCGGTACGCCGTTCCGTGACCCGCTGGACGACACCACCGCGAAGGCCCTCGGTCTGGTGTACGCCCAGCGCAAGCACCGGGGCACGAACCGGCTGAACACCGACGTCAGCGAGCTGCCCCCGCCGCCCCGCGTCCGCCAGGAGCTGCCCGAGGCGGGCCCCGTCGTGGACCTGACCGACGACCAGGAAGAGAGCATCCAGGTGGAGATCGAAGACGCCTACGCCGAGGTCATGTCCCTGATCCCCGCCGACCCGGAGCCGGACGCCGACTACGCGGACATCGACCTGGACGGCGACATGCCCGAGGACACCGACGCCGGGATGGTCTTCGAGCAGCGGGAGAAGCTGCCCACCCCGGAGGCACGGCAGATGGTTGCCGAGCAGATCCACCAGTGGGCGGAGAGCAACCAGCTGACCTTCTCCCCCGCGGACCTGACCCCGGTCTTCGTGGCCGCCGGCCGTAAGCGGGCCTGGATGCAGGGAGAGCTGGCCCGCCTGGTCGACGAGGGCGTCCTCCGCAAGGACGGACACGGCGAGTACAGCATCGTCCACTCGCCGCTGATGCCCGCATAGCAGTCACCGTCTGTGACGGTCTGACTGTTACGGCCCGGCCTGACTCCTGACTGTCAGGCCGGGCGGGGGCCCTAAGGAAAGTCACCTGACTTCGGCCCTGACATCGCGTTTTGACACCCCCTGACTAGTCAGGTCTCCCCCTCCTGACACTCACGCAACGTAACGATCCTGGCTAGGAGTGACCGCCGTGAATTCCCTGCCCGACCCGACCCAGCCCGCCGCCGCCACGGCCGGGCAGGCCCCCGCCCAAAGCCTCACCGACTCCGTTCTTGAGGCCGCCGTGCGCGATGCGATCCGCCAGACCCAGTACCGCGACGACTCCCCCGTCCCCGCGATCGGCGACGCGCTGCCGGTCCCCCAGCCAGGGCGGCCGCCCATGTCGCAGAAAGCCACCGACGACAGCGTCCGCATGCTCTCCGCGGGATTCCTCACCCTGTGCACGGGCGGTGCCGTCTCCAGCGTCCTGTACTTCTCCGGGCAGGCCGACCCCACCGTGATCGCGATGATGGGTGCCGTGCCCGTCGGGCTCGCCGTCCCGATCTTCGCCCTGTCCCGCCTGGCGAAGCGCGCCAAGGCTGCCCTGCCGGACGTCCACCACCACCACTACAACGGCACCGTGGACCAGCGGCAGGTGAACACCACCACGAAGGGCGTGTGGGCCCACACCCGCAACCAGCTGCCGGAGTAGCCCCGCAGACGACGAAACGCCCCCTCCCGCCATGACGGCGAGAGGGGGCGTTGTCACACTCCAGTTCGATGCTGGTGTTCCCGCTGTGCCTGGATGAACAGGCGGGTGCGCTGGAACATCAGCAGGGCGATGGCAACCAGCAGAGCCGTGCGCACCCCGCGGGCCACGATGGCGAAGCAGCCGTCCGGCCACACCGTCACCAGCACCGTGTACAGGCACAGCAGCCCGACCGCGCCGGCGAAGCCCATGAGGTTCCGTCCGACCTCGGTCCGCCACCACGTGGCCCGCAGGTGGTAGGCCGACGCGAACACCGCGCAGGCCGCGAAGGCCAGCATCGACGCAGCCACGTTCACCCACTGGTCGATGCCCAGATCGTTCATCACACGGCTCCTCTGCGCGCGGCGTAAGCGGCCTCGATCCGCTCCTGGAAATGGTTCTCTTCACGCGCCACCCGCAGCCGGTGGACGATCGCCAGCACCATCGGCCGGCGTTCCTCTCTGATCTCCCGCTGTGCCTCACGGGCTTCGGCGAGGGCCTGCTGGGCTGCCTCGCGCTGGACCATCTGTCGTTCCTTGCGCCGCCTACCGGGGAGCCTGATCCACCGCATTTCCGGCGGTCACCTCCTCCGGGCTGGCCCCGGTCCGGGGCAGGGCGTGCAGGACACGGTCGGCGGTGTGAGCGACCTCGAGGAGTTCGTTGGTCAGGGACCGTTCCTCCTGCCGGGCGGCGACCTCCGCCGTGTGGGCGGCCCGCCAGTAGTCCCGGTCGGCCCGCGCATCCTCCAGGTAGCTGCGCGGTACCAGTCGGCCGGACAGGATCATCACCACCGCCAGGCACAGCAGCCCTGCCGCGCCTGCGTCCAGGGGATTGATGCCGAACAGTTCACTCACCACAGCCTCCTGCCGGGTACGGATTGGCGGGAAGGGCCAGGGTCACGGAGCGGCCTCGTAGGACCCCCAGAAACGCAGCGACGACCCCGACACCCACGTGCCCGGTGTCGCCGCGTCGATGAGGCCTGCGCCCGAGCTGGTCGACGTAGCGGCGATGTTGCCGCCGCACATCTCGAACTCGAACGTGGACACGGTCGTCAGCCTCACGCGGATCGGCTGCCGAGAGCTCGCGGCGGTCGTGTTCTGGATCTCGCCCGACCCGCAGCCGTTGGAGGTCGACGCGGCGGCCACGGGTGTCGACATGCGCCAGTTGTCCGTGCCCGACCCGAAAGTCGTCGTAGACCCGAACACGACATCGACCTGGTAGTGGATGGTGAGCGCGGACTGCGCCCACCGCGCGGTGATCGACGCGTTCCCGAAGTTGGGGGTCGACGCGCCCGACGTCGTCCACACCGGGGTCCAGTCCTGCCACGTCGGCGAGATCAGCGCCAGACGGCCGGCCGTCACCGTCATGCCTGGCTGCCACGGCTCATAAGGCACGGGATCCTCCTACAGGGGTATGCGCATCGGGTTGGCCATCCGCACTTCCGTGGCGGCGCTCTGGGCTTTGACGACGCCGTTGACGGACCGGGTCACACCGAAGCGCTGCGGGCCGACCTTCAGGTCGTCGAACACCACCAGCGGCGAGGTGTTCGTGTTCGACGTGGACGCGTAGGTCCGCAACCCGACCGCGCCCGCGGCCGTGATGCTGGTGTCGGTGGCCGTCACGTGCCAGTCCGCGGGTTCGATGTCCGGCAGGGCCCACGCCTTCGCGCGGAGCGTGCTGCCGAGGACCTGGAACCGCAGCCGGTAGGACTTGCCCGCCACGAACGCCAGCTGGACCGGAGACGTCGCCAGAGCCGTCTCCGTCGGTGTCCGCTTGCGGAGGGTCAGTTCCACCCACCCGTTGGTCTGGAAGTACAGGCGGGCGAAGTAGAACGTGTCGGCGGCGACGTTGGCGCGGGCCAGGTAGTACGTGTAGATGCCGTCCCCGGTCGGGGTGGAGGGCAGCCGCACGGACACCATCAGGTCCGCGTCCGGGAGGGCCAGCGTGTTCAGCGAGGTGACCCGGTAGACGTTCTTCGTGCTGATGGTGTGCTGCGCGACGCCTCCCCCGACTTCGAAGTTGGCGGCCGTCCCGCCGGTCGCCGTCCAGGCCTGGCCCGTCTCGGTCGCCCCCCAGCCGCCCGTCACGGTCCGCGTGAAGCGGTCCAGGACGGTCGGCGTGACCGCGTTGACGGTCATCACCTCCCCGCCCGCGCGGACGTCGAAGGGGAAGTCGGCGAGCTTCGCCCCGTCCGCCTGCGGGCGCAGTGTGAGCTGGTGGGCCCACAGCACATCGGTGGCCGGAGGGAAGTCCGCGACGGTGGGAGCGATGTTCGCGGCGGCCGCCCCCGCGGGTGCCGTGACGGTCATCTCGAACCAGGTCCACGCCCCGGCGAGGACGGGCTTGTCGTTCGCCGCCGTCGACAGGTAGCCGGCGGTGGCGTCGAACCAGTTCAGGTTGAGGGCGACCGAGCGGGCCGTGGCGCAGCGCAGCCACCCGGACAGCGTGTACTGCTGGCCAGGCGTGACCGGGATCTGGCCGGAGCCCGCGTTCGGGTACTGCTCGACTCCGTTCGGAGTGAGGCGCATGCACCACGTGCCGGGGAACGGCTTCGGTGTGGGCGCCTCCACCCGCTCCAGGACGGTCCCGAACGGGGTCCACCCGGTCAGGTCGTTCGTGAGCAGGGGGTTGGCGTTGAGGACGGTGCCGCCCGAGATCCACCACGGGCCCGCGGTGACGTTCACTGGCAGCACGGTGGCAGTGGCGTCAGCCGCGGCCGCCAGCTGGGAGCCGTCGGTGTCGACCTTGCCGAGGACCGCGTCGTCGGCGATGCCGGCCTGCCACGGTTCGGCAGGCTGGCAGTTCAGCGTCACGGTCCACTGCATCATCCGCATTTCGTGGTGCACGCCGTCCACGATCAGGTCGGCGTCGCCGAAGCCGACGTAGGCCGGCAGGTCGGTGATGCGGACCAGGTCGCCCTCGGTCAGCGCCATGATTTGCGGGATGAGGTGGGGCGCCTTGTGCAGCAGGATCTTGACGGTGGGGTAGCGGGGCCCGTCGACCGTGCCCAGAGCCAGCCGCCAGTACGCGATCGGTGCCGTCTGGTCGTCGCTGTGGAGCGACAGGGTGACGCTGTCGTCGTACCGGCCGATCCCGTCGGGCGGGTCCTGCACCGACAGCGGGCCTTCCTCAAGGACCGCCCGCGCCTGCCCGCCGCCGTCCCGCTGGACCGTGCGGTCGTTGCGGATGGCGGTGTCGTCGTCGACCGGTTCCAGGGGTGCGGCCAGGCCCGGCGCCTGGTCGTAGGACAGGACCAGGCGCGGGGTCTGGCTGTACATGCTGGCCCGCTGGCGGAACACCAGGCCGAGACGGCGCCGGTCCTCCAGCAGCAGACCGCCGTCGGCGTCCGCGGCCTCCTGGAGAAGCGTCAGCAGCGTTTCGGTGGTCTGCGATCCGACCAGTTCCGGATCCTGGTTGGCGGGGATGGTGGAGAGCGTCAGGCCCTCCTCGTCCGACAGGCGCCGCATCCGCTCCCACGCCGTCTCTCCGGACCAGCCGTTGATGGCGTTGTCGTAGCCGTCGGGGTCGAAGCTGTCCCACACCGAGATGTGGCCGATGGCCAGGCCCTGGAGGTTCGCGGAGTAGCCGCCGGGCGGGGAGAAGACACCGGTCGGCCGGCCGGTGACGCCCGCCACGGTGTTCTCGTAGAAGCCCGCGTCGCCGTCGATGTCGGACCAGACCATGACGTAGCGGACGTTGCTGCCCTGCTGCTCGACAGCGAACCGGGCCTTGATCCACTTGCCGAAGATGTCGGTGCTCGTGGCGATGGTGCGGTCCACGACCGTGACGCCCTCGCGGTCGAGGCCGAGGATGCGGGAGTCGGCCGGGCCGAACTGGAGGTACCAGTCGCGGACCGTGCCCGTGCTGCGCACCAGCATGAACGTCTGTCTGGCCGCGGGAGTCTGCGGCATCCGGTACATCCAGATCGCGGACCAGGACGGCAGGCTCGCCCACGAGTAGTTGCGGACCATGCCGGACAGGTGCGACAGGTTCCCGGACTGCGAGCCGACCGTCGGCAGCGGAGCCGACGACACCAGCGACGTGTCGGCAGCCCAGTCCGCCTGACTGAACGACAGCGGGTCCACGCCGGGCACCGGCGAGTACGCCTTGGTCGCCTGGTCGCCTTCCTCCATCGGCCAGTACGCCATCGGCGAGAATGCGGGGATCCTGCGCCGGAGGCTGGACTGGATGGCCTTCTTGCCCTGGCCCAGGCGGCGCAGGATGCCCGACGCCACCAGCGGCACCCAGGCGTCGGCGCCGTCCGGCGTCCACTGCTGCGGCCACTCGGACACCTCACCGAGGAACAGATCGGTCCGGTCACGGATCTCAGCCGTGCCCGTCAGCGTCCAGGCCCGGCCTGCCGCATCGGTGAACCCGGCCGCACCGGCCGCCTGGCCCCGGAAGTCGGGCGAGGCCACCACGGCGCCGCCGGCGCCGCGGACCTCGGCCCGGTAGACACGGCCGGCCACCGGCGGGCGGGTCGGGTCGGAGTCGTACTGGCTCGGCGCGATCAGGAGCGGCGCCGTACCCACGAACAGACCGGTGGTCAGCGGGGAGGGCAGGGCGATGTCGGTTCCGATCTGCGTCCACGGCCCGTCCATCGTCTCGGCCCAGTAGTGGCGGACGGTGAGACCTCCGGTGAGGGTGACCCGGACCGCCGCCCGGCGGGGCAGCGCGGGCAGAGGCCAGCCCTGGAAGGGACCGGAGGTGCCGTCGCGGCCGCCGTGGAAGAACAGCAGGCCGCGTTCCAGGCGCATGGCGTAGGAACGCTGGCCCGGCTCGGTCGACCACTTGCCGATGAGGACCTGGCCGGCGGTGGCGTACCAGTCGGTTTCGCCCTCCCAGCGCAGGTCCATGTCCATGGTGAGGTCGAGCGCGGCCGCGTCCGGCGTCGAGGCGTAGGACGCCGGGTCGCCGTCCAGCTGGAGGTAGGACTCCTCGCCGGGCAGGGACAGCCTGATCCTGGTGTTGCGGCCGATCTTCCCGAAGAACGGGGACATCGGATTGCGGGGGCTGAACCTGCCGTCCCGGTTGTTGACCGTGATGGACAGGCTGCCCGGGTCGGACTTGGTGCCCCGCTCCGGGCGCCCGTAGTCCAGCTCTACCGGGTCCCGCTCGTAGGTGGGGACCTTCGTCCAGACACCGTCGATGTGCAGCTCGGTGAGCATGTCCAGCGGGAACTCCACAGGGACCCCCTCCTAGTCGGTACCGAAGAAGCCCTGAACGTCGCCGCCGCGGCTGCCGGTGGCGACCACGCTGCGGATGAGGGTCTTGAATTCGCGGGGCCCGGCGACCTCTACGCGCAGGTTCACGTCCTGGCTGCCGCTCGTGCCGCGGACTGCCCCGGCGACGGAGCGCAGCATGCCGTCCAGCTTCGACAGCGGGAGGACGGCTTCCTGCTCGCGGCCTTCACCGATCATCGCGAAGGTCGGGCCGGTCGTGACACCGCCCTGTGCCAGGTACGGGATGTTCGGGGTGGACAGGGTGACCGACGGGATGTCGACGCCCATGAAGCTGCCGCCACCGATGGTGAACGACATGTTGTTCCAGCCGCCGATGATCTGGTTGATGACGCCTTTGAAGCCGGACAGCAGGCCGTTCCACATGCCCGACGCCGCGCTGGAGATCCGGCCCGGCAGCCCGGCCACATAGGAGACGATCTTGCCGAAGAATCCGGCGACCTTCCCCGGGATGGACCGCAGGGTGTCGATGACGCTCTGAACAGCGGAGACTCCGGCGGCGACCTTGCCCCGGATCCACGACCAAGCTTCCGACGTCCGCGACGACACCCAGTCCCAGGTCGACGAGACGACCGACTTGATCCAGTTCCAGACGCCCGACAGCTTGCCCTTGATCCAGTCCCAGGCCGCGCCGGTGGCGGCCTTGATCTCGTCCCAGTAGGCGACGATCAGGAACACGATCACGATCAGGGCGAGGATCCCAGCGATGATCCACGTGCCGGGGAACGCCCACAGCGACGCGTTCCACGCCCACTGAGCGATCACGGCCAGGCCGATCGCCACGCCCAGCGCCAGCAGCGCCCCGGCCAGCAGCTTCACCAGCTCCGGGTTCTTCTGCATGAAATCCGCTAGGAACTCCAGCGCAGGCTGGAGCATCTCGCCCAGCGTGACAGCCATCGTCCGCCAGATCGCGTCGATCGACTTCGACGCCTCAGCGGAGGCGGTGGCCCGGCCGGCGGCGCCGGCCACGTTGTCCATGCCGCCCGCGGCGGCGGCGGTCGCCGGGTTCATCGCCCACAGAGCGTCGTTGCCCTCGCCCGCCATGTCGCCGAACAGGGCGACACCGAGGGCGGCCTGCTTGGCCGGGTCCTTCACCCCGCGCAGTGCTGTCAGGGTGGCACCCAGGGCCTGCTGGGCGTCGTCGCCGCCCTTGCCGATGTCCGACAGCATCTGGCCCGAGTCCAGACCGAGGGCCTTGAAGGCTTCGGATGCGCCCTTGGTGTCCTCGGAGGTGATGCGGGCGAACTCGTGGATGACGTCGGCGGCCTGGTCGATGTCGCGGCCGCCGGCCTGCACGTACTGCGACAGCATCCCGAAGGCCTCTTTGCCGTCGAGGCCCATCCGCTCGAAGTGCTTGCCGTACTCGGAGATGACGGCGGGGATGTCGTCGCGCATCGCCGCGGGCAGCTCCTGCGCGGCCGCGGTGAGGATGTCGAAGGCTTCCTGGCCGTCCTTGGCCATGCCCAGTTTGATCATCTGCCCGGCGGCGTTCGCGGACTCGGCGACGTCCAGCTCGAACGTCTCGGCCAGCATCATGGCCTTTTTGGTGAGGTCGTCCATCTCGGAGTCGGACAGGTCTCCCACGCCGCCCATGGCTTGCGCCACGGCCGCGAGAGAGTCGCCGACCTCCTGCATGGACTCGCCCCACCCGGCCGCGTACACCCGCCCGGCCGCGTCACCTGCGCGGCCCGCCTCCTCCTCGGTCAGACCGAGCTGGTTCTGGAGGCGGGTCTCCACGTTCTGCAAGTCCATCGCCGCGTTGAGCCCGGCCATGAACATGCCGCCGACAGCGGCGCCCGCGGCGGCAGTCTGGATGCCGCCCAGGCTCGACTCCACCTGGTCCGCGGCCCCGTCGGCGCCGGCCGTCAGGTCGTCGGTGTTGATGCCGATGGAGACCAGCAGTTCCTCAAGCGTCGCCACGGGCACCTCCCTTGGTCGTGTGGTCGGTGCCGTTGATCCGGCGGTTGTAGGCCTTGGCCGCGGCGAGCATGTCCTGCCAGGTCATCGGCCCGCGCTTGCCCTGGTCCCAGGTGGGGATGAAGTCCTTCGGCTCGGCCTTGCGGCTGTTCTTGGCGCGGTTGGCGTTGGCGATGACGGCGGTCTGGATGCCGTGCAGGATGTCCTGCCGCTCCGGGCCGAAAATGCCGGTGACCCGCTCGTAGGCCATCCACTCGGTCAGCTCGGCCGAGGTGTGCGTGCGCAGCAGCTCGGCCAGGGACAGCCGCTTCTCCAGGGCTAGCCGGAAGTAGAAGCGTCGTTCGGGGTCGGCTCGGATTTTCCCTCGGCGTCCTCCACGTCCTCCTTGCGGAGGCCGGACAGACGCTGCGCGACCTGGCCGAGACGTTCCAGGACAGCGCCGTTCTTCGCCCCCAGCTCCCGGACTTCCCTGTCGGTGAACAGCCGCTCGAAGTCCTCGTCGACCAGGCACTTCGCCACCAGCTTCGCTAGCTGGTCGGCCATGTTCAGGCGCTGCGCCTGACCGTTGGTGCCCATCACGACCAGACTCGCCTGGTAGGCGTTGCGTTCGGTGCCGGACATGCCCAGGAGACGGACGGTGCCGCCCCACTCGGGCACGTCCACGTCCTCCCACGTGCGGTCGTCCGCAGCGGCGATCTGGTCCTTGCTCAGCAGTGCCACGCGATCACGCCCCCGCGCCGATGGTGGGCTTGCCCGTGACCTTGAAGGTCAGGGACGCGGACGCCTTGTCGTCGTAGGGCGTCTCCGGCTCGAAGCCGGTGATGAACGCCTTGAAGGACCAGGTGGTGGGGGCGACGTCGTCGTCCGGGAACACGATCTTGTAGTTGCGGGGGGTCTTGTCGTCGAAGTCCGCCACCAGCAGGTCGTGCTCCGAGGGCTGGTAGTTGATGTCCGCGGACACCTCGCCCGGGTCCTTGAGCCCGCCGAGGAACTCCATCCACCCGTTCTCGCTGTCGTGGGAGGTGACGTCGATCGTCTCCCGCGTGAGCCCGGGAGGGTTCAGCGACGTGACGTCCGCGATCTTCGTGAACACCTCGGTGCCCGCGCCGTCGCCGCGCTGAAGCTGGACTCCGAAGCCATCCATTCCGGCCATGGGCTTCTCCTGTTCTGTACGTGAGAAAGCCCCGAGGCCGGCGGCGTCGGGGCGAAGGGGAACGAGGGGGTCAGTGCTGCTCGGTGACGACCCGGTAGCGCAGCACCAGGTGCCTGATGTCCCCGGGAGGTTCCGGGTCGGTGAGGGTCTGGGAGAACTCGAACCGGGTCGCGATCCAGTCCAGGCCGGGCAGGGTCAGCGGCTGGTGGTCCAGCAGCGCGGTCACCCGGGCGCCGATCCGCAGCGCCTGCGTGTAGCCCTGGTAGCGGGACCAGACGTGCAGGGTGACGACCGTCTGACGGCCGAAGCCGCCGTGCCG